ATATTAGGTAAGTTTTACGACAGAGATTTTAAATGAAAGAAGATTTATTAAAACAACTACTTGAATCCCTATTAGGCGGAAGTAAGTCTGCTCGTGGAGGCGAAGAAGCTGTATTTAATTGTCCTTCTTGCAAACATCATAAGAAAAAACTAACAGTCAATTTAGCAACACAAAAATTTCAATGTTGGGTTTGTGGTTATAAAGGTCACCGTGCTTTCAAATTACTAAAACAAGCAGATGCGCCAATAAAAGCGTATGATTATCTAAAAGAAATCGATTCTCAATATAACTTTAAAAAGTCAACATTCACCAAAGCACCATCGGGTTCTTTGCAATTACCACGTGAAGTAACGCCAATAATATCATCTTCAGCGATCCTGTCGAAACATGCATTACATTATTTAGATCAACGAGGAATTACATCACAAGATGTGGTAAAATACAATCTCCATTATTGTGAGGAAGGTCCTTTAAGAAATATGGTTGTAATTCCTTCATATGATAAAGATGGTTTTTTAAATTATTATGTAGGTCGTTCATTTGATAAAAATGCATACATTAAACACAAATTAGCTTCCAGTACCAAGGACATAATTGGATTTGAAATGTATATAAATTGGGATTTACCTATTATTTTGTGTGAAGGTGCGTTTGATGCAATGGCCATTAAACGTAATGCGATTCCTTTGTTTGGTAAAAAATTGTCTACAACCTTAATGAAAAAAATCATTAAATCTAATGTAGAAAAAATTTATCTTGCATTAGATGAAGATGCTTTAAAAGATGCTTTTAACCACGCAGAAACATTTATGTCTTATGGAAAAAAAGTTTATCTTATAGAAATGGGAGATAAAGACCCCTCTGAACTTGGTTTTATACAATTTACAAAACTACTTCATAATGCAACAGAACTTACTATCTCTACACTGATGAAAAAGAGGCTAGCCCTGTCGTAGAGGTTTATATTTATAACAAACTGTATTAATTAATGGCAAACATCGCACTTTTACCTGGTGGATTTAAACCACCCCATGCTGGGCATTATGCTGTAGCTAAATATCTTTCTCAAAAATCAGGAGCAGAAGTTTTAGTTAGAGTAGGAGCAAAAGAAAGAGATAGTATAACACAAAATATGTCTATCAATATATGGGACATGTATGGTATTAAAGCTGAACCTGCTTCCTCAGATTCCCCCATAGCTGATGTTTTTAAATATGTAGAAGAAAAAGCTACAGAAGAAGACATAATTTATGTAGGTACGGGAGAAAAAGATTTTCCACGTTTTAAAGTACTAACAGATCCCTCTTTTAAACCAGATAACTATAAAAAATACAACCCAAAAGATATAAAAGTAATTGAAATACCAATCCCACCACAAGCGGGGGGTGTATCAGGTACTAAAATGAGGGAATTCATTAATAATGATCAAAAGGATCTTTTTCAAAAATATTTACCTGACCATATAGATAAAGATAAAGTTTGGAATATAGTAATAGATAATATTCAAGAAGATTTATATAATCCAGAAGATAAAGTGAATGATTATATGAGGGGTAGTGAATGGAAAGCAGGAATGCCTGGTGGTCCCAAAGATGATGTCCCCCCTGGATACAAATATAGAAGAGGGGGACAATATAATGCTGCTTCAGGTATAGGAGGAGCAGGAACAATGTATGAAGTAGATGGAAAAGGAAAAATACTACATGCATACGACTTTGACGACACAATAGCTCAGGTACAAGCAAACATTAAAGTTTTTATAACAAGTCCAAGTGGAGATTATAATAAAGAAATATTAATTCCAGCATCTAACTTTCCTGAAGAAAGTAAAGAATTAGAAGCAAGATTAGGTAGTTTAGAAATAAAATATGATTTTGCTGAATTTGAAAAACAAATAGATAATGCTATTATAAATAGTAAAGTTATAAATAAATTAAAAGATTCATTAAGCAGACCAGAAGTAAAAACTACAATACTAACAGCTCGTTCTATAGGACATCCCGTAACAAGATATCTTAAAAGTATAGGTTTAGATGCATATGTTGTTCCTTTAGGACTACAAGTAGGGGGTAAGGTAACAGGTCAAGATAAAGCAAATTGGATTGAAAACCATATTAAGAAAGGATATAAAACAGTTTATTTTATAGATGATTCACAAGAAAATAGAACGGCAGTAGCAGCTTTAAAAGATAAATATCCAGATATATCTTTAACAGTTGAAGACCCCGCTGTAGTAACTGAAAAAATGTCAACAGCAGATGTAGATGCTGTAGAAGATTTTGCAGATAAAAAGTTAGATCCAGTTGATGTAGATTTAACATCAAATCATTTTTTTGATAGATTAAATGATCCTCGTAATAAAAAAGAAATATCAGGAGCAGAATTAATAGGTTTTTTTAAACGTTTATCTAAAAGAAAAAAAGAATTTATAGAGTTTTTAAAACAATATAAAGAGTTAGTAGTCACAGATGATAGAACAAATATCAATATTCCCTTTATGAGGTTAGCTAATAGGGCAATAGCAAAAACAGTAATGAGAAAATCAGATTTTCAAACATCTAGTCCTTCATTAACTTTAGAAAAAACAACAGAAGATAGTGTTATTTGTGATAATTGTGGTTGGGAATGGAAAATAAAAGATGGGGGTAATGATTTATATATTTGTCATAAATGTGATCATGATAATACACCCCTACAAATAGAAGTAAAATATGGGGTACATGATATGCTTTCTCAAGTAAAAAATAAAATAAAAGATCCTCAAGAATATAGAGATTTTCAACTTATGTTATCTCAAAATAAAGATGAAGAAGTAGAAAAAGAATTAAAAAGAAAAGGCTATATGAATGAAACCCCAATATTCTCCCAAAACTGGTGGAAAGAACAACTTACAGAAGTTATAACAGAAACTAAAGCAAATACACATCTAACCCATCTTGAAGAATTAGTCTTAACACAAGGACAGGATGGATACAACCAAGCAAAATCTTTTCTTTATGAATTAATTAAAAATTTAAAAGGAGAAGACAATTCAATTAAAAATGTTTCTGTAAAATGGGATGGAGCACCCGCTATATTTACAGGTATTAACCCAGATAATGGGAAGTTTTTTGTAGGTACTAAATCAGTATTTAATGTAAATCCAAAAATTAATTATACTGCTCAAGACATAGACACAAACCATGGACACGCAGCAGGTCTAGCTAAAAAATTAAAATTAGCGTTACAATATTTACCTTTAGTGGGAATAAAAGGTATTCTACAGGGTGATTTTATGTTTGATAGTGATGATGTTGAAACAGATGATATAGATGGAGTATCACATTATACTTTTAAACCAAATACAATTAGATATGCAGTTGAAACAAATTCTAAAATAGGTAAAAGAATTTTAAATGCCAAAATAGGAATTATATTTCACACAACTTATAAAGATCTAAGTGGTAGTGGAGCTTCATTTGGAGCAGATATAAGTGATTTAAGTGAATCAAGTAATGTTTGGTTTGACAACGCTTATTTTAAAGATGATACAGGTATTTTATTAAACGATAAAGAAGAAAAATTTGTATTAGAAAAAATAAAAGAAGCAGATTCACTTAATGTAAATTATGATAATTTACCAGACGAAATTTCTTCAAGATCAAAAGTAAATCTATTAAATACTTACTTAAATTCAGAAGTTAGAAGAGGAGAATTTATAAATGATCCTAATAAATCATTTGAAACTTTTGTAAATTGGTATAAAGAAAAAATAGAAAAAGCAGTAGCTAAAATTTCTCCTAAAAACCAAGAGAAAAAAAGAGCAGCTTTAATAGATAAATTAAAAACTTTTGTAAGTGCTAAAGATATAGTACTTAACTTATTTAAAGTAAGTAAATTACTCTCTGAAGCAAAGGCTATATTTATAACCAAATATGATAAAGCTGTAGCTACTAAACACTTCATTGATAATGAAGATGGTACTTTAAGTGTAACTAAAGCGGAAGGATTTGTAGCAGTTGACCACACAGAAAGTGGTATTAAATTAGTTGATAGATTAGAATTTAGTAAAAATAACTTTAATGCAGGGAAACCTGGAGCAAAAAAATAAAATGGATAGAATAAAAGACTTATCATTAGATCAAAAAGCTAAACTATATTATATGGGTTTAGTTAAAAAAGGCGAAATAGACACATTACCAGAAGATCCTAAAGCAGCATTTGTTAGAGATATGATGGATAAAGAAAAACCAATGGATGAAACTGATGCAATTTCAACTGCAAGATCTCTTCGTCCTGGTGGAGAAGAAGATGAAGAACAAGATGAATATGATAAAGGTTGGTATGGTGAATCTTTAAGAGAATCAGCATCACAATTAGGATATTTAAAAGAAGTTGATGGTATGGAAAAAGGAATGGATTTAAATGCAATGCAATATAAAAAAGTAGAATTTGTATACACTGAACAGGGAGGCCGTTTTTATGGATTAGATGTTTATGTAAGTAAAGATCAACCTCAACGTTCAGCTAAATTAAGATATAATGAAGCTAATGAATGGTTAAAAGATACACTAAACTATATCCATGAAGATGATTTAATACCAAGACAATACATTTCAGGTTTAGAAGATTTAGATTTAATAGTAGACAGATTAAGAGAATTAGGAATAGAAGCAAGCCATGGAGATTACATGGATATAAGTTAAATAAAAGTTATGTTAAAGAAAGAATTTAAAAGAAAAGATGTAAATAGAGCTCGTAATTTAATTATGGGTAAAACTAATGCATCCACAGGTACACAAATTGGTTATAGTACAAAACAAACAGACTATAAAGAAGGTGATATTTGGAAAGAAGGAAGAAAAACCTGGACTATTAAAAATGGTATTAAACAGACAGTATCCAAATTAGACAAACTAAAAAAAGAAGTATTTATGCCTTTAAGTTGTCCATGTTGTAATAAAATTATGAAAAAAAGATTAGATAAACCTAATTATAAAATTCATAAAAAATGCCATGATTGTGTTGTAGAATTTGAACATAAATTAAGAATTAGAGGTGAATATAATGACTATATTAAAAATCTTAAAGCTAAAAATTCACTTGACATAGTAGATGAAATGGAGTCATATTTATTAGATGCAATAAACACATCAAATTCTGAATTTGTATCAGAAGATGGTGTAATTGAAAGATGGGTTGGTGGTATTAATAAAGTAGATTTTGCCCAAAAAATTAAAGAAGCAGCTAAAACACGTCGTAAACATATAGAAGAAACATTAAATGACAAAGAAGAAGCTTAGAGAATTAATTAAGTCAATAATTAAAGAATATACTGGTACAGGAAGTAGTGGAGGAAATGCTACTGATGGTAATGATATTCCCTCTCCTAGACCTTTTCATAATGATGAGGATGAAGTGGATAATTATATGAATAAAAACTCAGGAGAAGGAGGAAAAGGAAACCAAACGAGAGGAATGGAACCTATTAGAGGCGTAGGTAACCTAAATAGAACTAAAATGGCAAGAATGTAATATGAAGAAAAAAGATATCATACAATTAGTTAAAAAGTTAGTTAAAGAAGACGCTTATGGTAGTGCTACTTTAACTACACAAGGAGCTCCTAGAACAAGAGCTGTTGCACCTGCGGGTAAAGATGAATACACGGGAAGAGTCGAATACCCATACACTGTTGGTGCTAAAACTAAAAATGGTATGATGGAAAATCAAGGCTCATTATCTTCTGACATGTTAAATTATGCAGACCAATATCATATGGAACTTGTAGACACAATGAAAGGTGTTTCAACTCATCCCGATAAAAGAACAGGAGGGTTTAAAATTGTATTTCCACACTATAATGGTCCTGATTACACAGGGGCAATGTTTGGTAGAGATGTTTCAGATAAGATTGAAAAATCTAAAGCAGCAGCAAAAGCAGCAGCACAAAAAACAGTATCTAAATTTCAAGATCAAATAGAAGATTACGAAATAACAGATAAATCTCGAGGAGGTGTTCATGGTAGTATTCATTTATTTATAATGCCTAGTAGTTTAGGAAATGATTACACAGCACCAAAAGGAGGAACTCAATCATCACAATTTGAAGAAATAGATGAAGCACCTATGTTTAGAACAGGTATTAAACAAGATATGGCTCCAGAAGGAATGGCTGAAAGAATTAAAAGTGTATTCAATAAAGTAAATGGAGCTCAAGATCCAGTAAAAACACCTGAATGGCACAAAAATAGATTTAAAAATAAATATGGAATTTCATTTCCAGAAAACTTAAAAGGTATAAATAAAGAACAAGCATTAGCAATGAACAAATACGCAAACGATATGAATATAAGAGAAACAACAATAGTAAGTAAAATGACAGATTTAAGTACAGCAGCTGACATTGCAAAAGCTTCAGGCACAACAAAAGACGCAGTACTAGCTGCTATAGCAGCTGCTAAAAAAACAGGAGATGAGGTTACTGTAGCAGAAATCGATAAAATGGAAGAAGATCATATGGATAATGAAGGTCGCCATGCTAAAATGCAATTAAAAAAAGCAGCTGAGTATTCAATTAAATTAGCTCGAATGATGGATGATATGACTCAATTACCTTCATGGATTCAATCTAAAATTACTAAAGCCTCCGATTATATATCTAGTGTTTATCATTATTTAGATTATGAAATGACAAGTGGTCAAGATAATTTAATGGAAAATGTAGATAAGTATAATAAAAGAGCTCTTCTTATGGAGGGTGCTATGAAAAAATTCTTTGAAATGTTTGATAAAGGAAAAACAGATGAAGAAATTGTTCAAGATTATGTTAGAAAAGGAACAACTGTCCCAGAACAATTTGTTAGTAAAGCAAGAAAACAATATGAAGGTTTAAAAAAAATGAAACTTGAATTAGAAATAAGTGAAAAAGAGTTTAGAAACTCTTCAGAAAAAATGGTTAATAATGCTGAAGGGGGAATGGAACCAGGAATGGAAGAAAAAAAATTATCATCTAAACTTTATAATGAAGAAGAAGTAGATGAAGTATCATATGATAGTTCAAATTTAGAAAACCCTAAAGCAGCAGACATAAGCAAGGATGGAGATATATCTGATTATGAATTAAAAAGGGGTAAAGCAATAGAAAAAGCAATAGATAAACAAAAAAAATAAATAATTATGGCATATCAATATATTAAAAGTGTAATTCATCTAGGAGAAGCAAGACCTGGTGATCTTGAAATTACAGGAAGCTTTGTAAAAATCCAAGCTATTCCCTTTGGATCAGTAGGAAGTGTAGATTCAGGTTCTTTAATTGAAAAAATAGAATTTGGACATTCAACTCCTGAAGCAACTTCTCTTTCACAAGTTACATCATCTTTCTTTTTACCTTATGGACATACTATAGAAGCCCCTATGTGTAGAATTAAAGCAGGAAACACAGGATCTCTAATAGTATATGCAGGGTCATAATGAAACTACTTAGAGAACATATTAAAAAACAAATTTCTCGATTGATGGAAGAAAAATATCCATTACCTCAAGAACTTGTTGATGCTTTAAAACATGATTTAAAATTAAATCCTTTAGTTAGATATGTTAATTTTACTAAAGCAGCAGCAACAATCCCCCCCTCTTATGAAATTACTCTTACAAATGGAGCTTCATTTTTTATTATTTATGAATCATTCTCATTAGCAGTTGAAATAGAAGGTAAAAAATATTATTTAGGTGATTTAGAAGAACTCTCTTATGCTAAACAACATCTTAATAGATTATTAAAAGAACCACAAATAAATCCTAATAAAGAAACAGAAGGAGGAGAAGGAGAAGAAAAAGAAGAACCACCAGAAGCGGCATTACCCGCTGAAGAAGAACCAGAAGCATAATGGAATTAAAAGAAGCCTTAGGCGAAATATATAAAAAAGCAAGGGAGCAATATAATATTCAAAGTACTCCTAAACTCCATCTAAAACAAGATGAAAAAAATGCCCAAGATATCTTTGGTAAAACAGCATATTATAATCCTTCTGATATATCTATTGTTATATTTATCACAAATAGACACGATAAAGATATTTGTAGATCATTTGCACATGAATTAATTCACCA